GAGCGTGAAGGCAAGGGGCTATCTGACAGAATACTTGGTGAGAGAGAGTTTGACGAGCTGGTAGGTAGAGCTGTATCTCAAGGCTCAGATGATGACCTTATCGAGAAAGCAGCAAGCGCATGGAGAGAGCAATTCTATGAGCCATTAAAACAGGCAGGGATAAAGGCTGAGCTTCTGGATGAAGATGTAATAACTCAAACATCCAAGTATTACCGCAACAGAGTTTATAATGTTGAAGCCATTATGAGCCAAACAAATGCTAACGGTGAAACGTTTACTGATGTTGTAACTAAATTCTTACAAGCAGAGAATGACAAGAAGTTAAATTATCAATCTCAACTTGCTCTTGTTGTCGATGAGGCAGAGGGCGTGACAAAGGCGTTAGAGTCAAACCAAAAAACCTTAGACACAAAAAAGGCTCAACTCAAGGAAGCTGAAGATGACTTAGACCGACTACGTAAAGATAACGAATCTGAGTACACGAGAGCAATAGAGCTTAGAAAACAAAGACAGGGTGAGGTTCCCAAGCTAGAGGCAGAGAAGGTCAAAATAAAAGGTCAAATAGACATTGTTCGAGCTGAACAGCAGAAGACCAGAAAACGAGGTGGCATCAAGCCGCTGCAAGATAAGCTAAAAGAAATAGACAAAAAGCTGACCGAGGAAAACAAAAAGCTAAGAGGGACAGAGAAAGGCAAGAAAGGCCAGCAGCGTGAAGTAGGCAGTTTTAATGTTAAGACTAGGAATAAATTAAACGCAGCAGCAGATAAAGTTAGCGGCCTAAAAGCCGAAATAGATCAGCTGGAGATTGACTTGCAAGGTAGGGTTGATAGAGAGGCTTCTCTTAACTTTAAGATTGACGAAGTTATAGCTGCGTTACCGTCTAAGATTGGGAATCAGATTAGAGGTCAGCTCAAGACTAGAGACGGCGCTACTCCAAAGGAAAGGAAAAAAGCTATTAAGGCTATACTTGATGCCAAGTACGGCGACTTTGACGACCTTGAGTTTCAGGCTAGGGCTGAAGAAATAAAAAACAGAATCATATCTAGCCCTGACGCAACGCTTGAGTACTCTGACAAAAGCAGACTTGGAGATGGGTTTGATCCTAAACCTGAGAACAGAGGCAAGTCAGCACCATTCAGAGCTAGAACGTTTACGATACCTGACGAGCTAATTCAAGACTTCTTAGAGAATGACATCAACTTGTTAGCTCAAAGACATCTGATGAATATGGCTCCTGACATTGAGATCAAAACTCAGTTCGGCTCTCTTGACTTGCAAGACCAGTTCAGAGCAATCAATGATGACTATGCAATCCTAATCAAAAATGCACCTAATGAGAAAGCAAGAGCTAAGCTGGAAAAATCTAAAGCTAGAGACCTTCGCGACCTAAAAGTCATGGTTGATCGTATGCGTAATGTGCATGGCAACTTTGACCCTAGTAATATGTGGCATAGAGTGGGCAAGGCATCGAGAGATCTAAACTACATGAGGCTAATGGGTGGTGTTGTTGCGTCATCTATCCCTGACCTTGCAAGAATAATCATGTCAAATGGGTTAGGTAAGGCGTTTGGCAATGCTGACAAGTTTGCTTATGCAATGGAAAAAAACAAACCGTTACTAGGAGAAATCCAATCTTACGGTATAGCTATAGACTCACTTATTAATGGTAGAGGCAGCCTTATTGCTGACATACAAGATGTTACTAGGGGCGGCACTAAGCTTGAAAGAGCGCTAAGCACTGGAGCTAGAAAGTTCTCCAACATTAACTTAATGAACCAATGGACTACTGCGGTTAAATTTGTCCAAGCCATATCTATGCAGTCAAGACTAGCAGATGACTTAGTAGCAGGCGGAATACCTAAAGAGCTAAAGAGGCTTGGTATCAATGACGAGCAAGCAAAAAGAATAGGCTTGTTAATCAAAGAGCATGGAACAAAAAGCGAAGGTAACTGGCTTGCAAACCGTCACTTATGGGATGACCCTGAGTTGGAACAGTTGTGGGCGGGCGCATTGAGACAAGAGACTAACCGAGTTATTGTTACGCCCGGACAGGAAAAGCCAATAGTCATGTCAACACAGATGGGGCAAACGCTTTTCCAGTTCAAGTCTTTCATCATGTCAGCGCAAAACCGGATCATGCTTGCCGGGCTTCAGAAGCAAGATGCGAATTTATATCAAGGCTTGGTTACTATGATAGGTCTGGGCATGATGACATATATCTTTAAGCAATGGAACGCTGGAAGGGAAGTCAACTATGATATTGAAAACTTAATCATAGAAGGTATTGATAGGACTGGTGTGCTTGGTGTTTTAATGGAAGCAAACAATACATTAGAAAAAGTATCAGGTAATAACTTCGGTCTTAGATCGTTAGCTAATGTAACAACGACATCAAGTCGGCAGGCAGGAAGAAGTGTTATTGAGAGCCTCGTAGGGCCGAGCTTTGGTACAGCAGGGAATCTGGCTAAAACTCTATCAGGCCTTACAGGAGAGGGAGAGATGACCGAGTCAGACAAGAAAGCATTTATGAGACTGTTACCCGGTCAAAATCTTTTTTATCTTAGACGCGGAAGTGATAAACTTGTTAAACAGATTACTGGAGAAGACTAAATGTCTGCAACAACAATTATAGTTAATGATGTAGAGCCTAGACGGCAATATACTGCAACAAGCGGGCAGACTGTCTTTGACTTTCCTATTCCTTTCTTTGAAGATGTGGACTTGCAGGTGTACCTTACTCCAGCAGGCCAACAGTCTAGCGATACAGCAGACATTCTCACACTAACAACTGATTACAGTGTAGCAGGCGCAAACACACAAGATAGCGGCTCTATAACACTTGTTACTGGTGCATCAACTGGCGACATCATTACCATTGAAAGGGTGGTGAGTATTGCTAGAACAGCAGATTATCAGACATCTGGTGACTTGCTTGCTGAGACAGTAAACCGTGAACAAGATACAGAGATATTTATTTCTCAACAATTAAGAGCTGACATTAATCGCTCATTCCGGTTTCCGATTACTGACTCATCTGGTGCATCACTTGTTCTACCATCACCAACAGCAAACTATGTTATCGGTTGGAACAGTGATGGAGACTCTATTACAAATTTCCAAGAGATTGGTCAGTATCAAGGAACAGATGCTACGGCGACAACAATAAGTTATTCAGTCCGAGATCTGGTCAAGTCAACAACTGCTGGCCAGCTAAATAATGTTTACATTTGTACACAAGCCTCACCATCAGGAACATTGCTAACCAATACATCTTACTGGTCACTTATAGTAGACGCTGTATCAGCAGCTACATCAGAAACTAACGCAGCAGCCTCAGCTAGTGCAGCAGCTACATCTGCTAGTAACGCATCAACCAGCGAAACTAATGCAGCAACCAGTGAAACTAATGCAGGAAACAGCGCAACAAGCGCGGCAACTTCCGCCACAAGTGCATCTAATAGCGCATCAACTGCATCAACAGCAGCAAGCAATGCCTCTTCTTCAGAGTCCAATGCCAGCACAAGTGAAACTAATGCAGCGGCTTCGGCTGTATCTGCAAGCTCATCTGCTAGCTCTGCATCCTCTAGTGCTAGTAGCGCATCAAGTAGTGCATCAACTGCAACTACAAAGGCTTCTGAGGCGGCTACAAGCGCATCTAATGCTGCTACATCAGAAACCAATGCAAGCAACTCTGCAAGCGCAGCTAGTACATCTGCTACTAATGCTGCAACTAGTGAGAGTAACGCAGCTACATCAGCTACTAATGCAGAAACAGCTTACGATAACTTTGATGATAGATACTTAGGTGCTAAGGCAAGTGATCCCACAGTAGATAATGATGGTGGCTCGCTTATAACTGGGGCATTGTATTTTAATACTACTAATGGCGTGATGAAAGTATGGGAAGGCTCATCATGGGTAGCAGCTTACGCTTCACTATCAGGTGCTTTAATTGCATCTAACAACTTATCTGACTTAGATAGTGCATCAACTGCCCTTAGTAACTTGGGCATAGCTAATCACGATGACATTACAGTTAATGGTAGTGGTCATGTAACTGTACCCGAAATATTAACTGTAACTAGTTCTAGTGATTTTGGTCATATTGAGGTTGGTGGTCCGTCTGGCGCATATATTGACCTAAAAGCCCCTGCATCAGATGATTATGATGCTAGAATAATTACATCGGGTTCTGGTTTAAACATAGCAACAAATACAGGTGTTGGTGCAGTTAGGCTTCAACACGAAGGCGCAACTAAACTTGCCACTACTAGCACAGGTATCTCTGTAACTGGCTCAGTAACTTTAGGTAACTGGTCAGTGACGCAATCAGGCACAGACTTAGTGTTTGCTACAGGCGGTACTAACAAAATGAAACTAGACGCTTCAGGCAACCTTACGGTTGTTGGGGATGTCACAGCATTTGGTACAGTGTAATGGCTTTGCCTACTTCTGGAGTTTTAGATTTATCCGACATTCAAACTGAGTTTGGTGGCAGTAACCCTATTAGTCTTTCAGAATACTATGCTGGTGGGCTTTATGTACCCTCTGGCACTTCAGGGACTAATGGTGCAGTTCCTACTTCTGGTGAGATTGCTGTTAGTGACTTCTATGGCACTCAGTCTGGTATTACTATTACGGTGACTGAGGGAACAGATAATATAGTAGCTATTTCTGGCTCCAATAATGCACAGATATACGGTTTCTACCTTAGAGACTACTTCCCAAACAGCACTAATACTGGTTTTAATAACAGAGCTTATACTGCCCTCACAGGCTCTAGGTCACCAGCCTCTATTCCGGGTGCAACTATTGCAGGGCTTTTCTACAGTCCTAATAAATGGGCACAGCCTAGATTTTATCTTGTGCTACAAGGCACTCACTCTCAAAGTTTTGTTACCAGTCTTAATATACAAGGGTACGGAACAGTTG